TACGATCTGGCTCACTAGCTAGCCCGCCTAACGGGTGAGAATGCACGACGGCTTCAATCGTTCCAGACAACATCGCTTCCATATAGTCAGTGGCATTTAAAACGAAGGTCAGCTCTGGATCGTCTGCAACGTTTTGGCACGGCCAATACTTGCCATCGACAAGTAAGCCGCAAGCTTCTTTTGGATACTCAAGGATTGCGTGGCCTTCCGCCTTACGCTTGAACTCTTGATCCAAGGAATCCTCCAAACGGAATCGATACATCATTCTTGCCTTCGTTATCAGGGAAGCGAAGCCTGCAACTGCTCACCCGCTTACCGCATACATCAAACTTGTCCACAGCCTGATCAAAGGTCAAGCTGTTGATCGTGGCTAATGACTGCATCTCAGCCTTAGAGATCTCAATGTCATCAACCTGAAAATACCTTTTGGCTACATAACCGCACTCAGTGCCTCTGTATTTCCACGGGCAAAACTCAGTTACCTGACGGCGTGGTAACTCGAGATTCGTCAGATCAAGCTTGGCGGTCAGCTCAAACTCAACAAACGCCAAATTCTCATCTGCAACCCTGTCGATGTACCAAACCTCTTCTGTCTTTGCTGCTGGATCGGCAGTTGCGTTGCCACCACTAAAGTTAGCTGCGTCTAAGAATTTCTTGAACGTACGAATACGCACCACCTGCGCTTTGAGTGGGTTGTAATTTTGTTGGACAATCAAAGAGCTGATTGCACCATTGGCGTTGGCTACTTTTAAAGTCGGCCTAGCAATAACCCCTTTGCCTGATGTCTCTAGCCCTGTCATCTCAACAGGCACAGCAGGATAGGTCTTGCCGTTAAACACGATGTTGGCTGTTAGATCATTCGTGCCAGCGTGATAGTAAAGCGTCTCATCAACGTTGTTGACGGCTTGCGTCAGACGCACCTCAAACAAGTCGATAACTGCCGTTGGCTCAAGTTTTTGCAGCTCCTCAAAATATGCAGGCGCTGCAGCACGTAAGTCGTCAACAAACTGGGGCGTGTTATCACTCATGGCTCAAATACTTGCACAAATGACGTGACGATCTCCGCTCGATCAACAAATGGAATCGTCTTTGTCCACTCTGTGCAGATAAATTTACTGCTAGTCGCTTCGCCAGGTGGAGTGTAGATAAAGGTCTCTACACCACCCCTTGCATCAAGGAAGTCTTCGATCGTGTCAGCTTCTGTTTCCGACACACGAAAGGTCAGGTTGTAAATCTTTGGGTTTTGGTTAAGTCCAAACGTGGCACGCTGGCTATAACCACTCCCAAACTGGGAGATACGCACCTGCGGTGCGCTTTGCTTAGTCATCCCTGGAGCAGGGTCAAAATCGGGGAAAGTTAAGGCACTCATTAGCGGGACAATAAGCCTCCAGGTCGTTGTTGCTTGATCAATTCTGCCTGCACAGCCGCTCCAATCAACCCTCCAAGCTGTTTACCGGCACCACTGTCACCTGAAGCAGAACTGCCTTTGGCGTCAACGTTAACGACAACGTTTGTCGCACCACCCCCGCCACCAAACTTTCCATTTGGCACGATTGTGCCAGAAGTGCTTGGAACGAATAGCTCAGGGCCGCGCTCTCCGACAATTGAAGGCTTACCAACTGGCGGGCGGCCTCCATTCGCAAAGCCTGCAAGACCGCTAAATATGCCCAGCCCAGTGCTTTGGAGAGCAGTGTTGACACCAAGTTTTAAAAGAATACTTGCAACATTGCGAAGCGTGTTTGCTGCAGCGTCGGCAAGCGATTTGGTTTGATCAACTGCTGCACTCAATGTATCAACAACACCACTGGCGATACTTTCACCTATTTGGTTATATGTCTGCTGAAGCTTTTCCGCTGCTGCTGCTTGCGCTTCTGCGAGTGCTTTTTCCTTTTCTTTTAAATCCTCTGCCTGCTGAAGACGTGCTGCATTTTCTTCTTTTATTTGCTGAGTTGCTTCAACTTGAGCCTGCAAGTTAGTAAGCCCTTCCAATTCCGCATTAAGTTGAGTCTGCGTTAACCCCTGCTTGTTTTCTAAAAGTTCTCTAATTTTAATTTGATTTTGAAATTGCCTAAGCTCTTCTTGCGTTAAGGCAGAGGCTAATAACGTTTGGTCTTCAAGCGATTGAACACGATCAGCAGATGCTTTGGCAATTTTTTCCGCGTTATCAGCATCTTTGTCGCTTGTCCCACTTGATTTACCTTTCAAAGGCTTAAGAGGAGACCTTCCTTTTGGCGCGGAAGCGGCGACAGATGGCGCACCTGCCGCAGCAAACAATGCAGCCTCATCTTTTGCGTAATTAGCAGGAAGGTTTGCTAATCCACGTTGCCCTCCTTTCATTGCAGCCTTCATGCGACCTTCTGCAAAAAAAGCTTGTTGCTCTGCCGCTAACTTGCCTGGGTCACGAATCCTTTGAATGGTTTCATTTACTCCCCCTAAAACCTTTGCCGCAAAAGAACCAACAGACTGAATAACAGGCTTAAGGTTATTAATTACATCTGCAAGAATTGCGAACGATTTGGAGAGTTCGGGGATGACTGTTTCAGTTAACGCAACTTGTACTTCTTCAGAAGCGTTTTGGAACTCTTTAATCTTTGCTGCAGGACCGCTCAAAGCTTGTTCAAGCCTTCCCGCACCTTCTGACTCAATGCGTTTTAAAGCTTTAATAACAATATCGCTTGTGAGTAAACCCTCAGCCGCATATTCTTTAAGGCTGCCCGCAGCAATCCCTGTTTCATCAGAAATCGCCTGAAGCACTAAAGGTGCTTGCTCAGAAACGCTTCTAAATTCATCACCACGTAATGCACCAGAGCCAAGTGCTTGAGACAACTGCGTAAATGACGCAGAGGCTTCAGCCGCAGTGGCCCCACCAAGAACTGCCGCCGTCCTAAAACCATTGAACGTAGACGTAATATCTGCCAGAGAGACGCCTAAAGGACGCAATCGAGCAAACGTATTAGCGATTGCTTGATTAGATTCGGTTTGGCTGAGATTGAATTTTTCAGCAGCTTGAGCCGCCGCAGCCTGCAATTGAGCAACTTCCCCAAATCGTTCGCCTAAAAGCTTGATTCTTCGTTCTGACTCGGCTCTGGCAATCCCAGCCTGTGTCGCCTTAAAAGCAGCAAAAGCAATTACAGTCTTGCCTACAACGCCACGAAGACCGCCAATACTTTTTGCGACTCTGTTTGCATTACTTTCTAAATCTCTCAATGCGCTTATACCTTGCTTGCCTGCAAGACGGAAACTAGCCGCAACACGTTTATTGACAGGCGGAATACGATCCAGTTCACTGCGTAAGCGGTCAACACCGCCCTGCAACTTGCGAGCAGCAGCAACCGCAGGCCCTGTTGTTAGCTCTACAGCTACGCGAGAAACAACTGCCATGCCTACCCGTCCACTGCCTTAAGTTTAGCGCCCACGCTTCGCTTTCTTCATTGCCGCTTCTTGCTCTTCGTTTAACAGATCAAAATAAGACGACCAAATTAAAAGCTCCTCCAACGTCACCTCTTGATTGAGCTTCGCCAAGCTGTAACCAAGCTCTTTTGCAACGCCTAGCTGCAGACGCAGTAAATTATCTTTTTTCAGTTCAGCCTTTAGCCTTTTGGGTCAGCCGCCTCCGAACTGTCCTCTTCAATAACCGCAAGCATTAAAGATTGCAGATCAGCGTCTCGAACATCGTTCTTTAGCTCTGCTGCTTGGCCTAGCTGAAAAAGCCGCTTGCCATCTTCATCCTGCGCTTTAAGAATTAAAAGCTGCAATGCAAATGCGTTCGTGTCGTCGTTAGATCCTTTTTGAGCACGTTCGCGCTCCGCCATTGTTAACGGAGAACGCCAAAACACAAACTCTGAGCCATCAGACAAGACCACAACTTTTTTAACTGGTTGCAAGTTGGCGGCTTTCTTTAGCTGATCGAGAGCACTAGGCACGAAAGATAACTCTTATTCGTTGACAGCTTACACATGAAAAAGCCCCTGGCACAAGCCAAGGGCTGAAAAATATGTCGCCTGAACTTAGGACTTGCTGAAGTCGAAGGTTGGAGCTGCAGAAGGTCGGAATGAGATCTCCACACTCTGAGCATCGTCTGGCGTTACGCCATAGCTTGCAGAGGTCAACACAGCCTGGAACTCAATTGAACGGCTTGTGGTGTCGTCAGGGGATGAACCTGACAAAATCAAGTCTGTGTAAAGCTTGAAGGTCGCACCAACCTGCTTGCGCTGAATCACATCTTCAATCAAACGACTTGCAATGGTTGTGTCGTCGTCAGTGGTGTAAACAGTGGCGGAACCGGTGCCATCAGCAAAGCCAGTGACAAAGCTGCGGAACGGTGCGTTCTGACCAAGTGTTCCACCGATGCTGGTTACATCGATTTCTTCGCGAGTCACCTCAAACGACCATTCACGAACGTCGCCCACTGATTGAAATTCAGAGAACTTAATCGTGAACGGCGTGGTGCCGTCAGTTCCGTCATCAGTAAGAGACAGTTCGCTGCCCCCGGCTGTGGCGGCAAAAGTGGCAACCCCAGTAGAAGCCGTATAGGTCAGGATAAAAACAGGAGTTCCTTCAGCTAAACCAGCCGGGAGAGTGCCGCCTGTACCGGTTGTGAAAGAAACCTTGTCGTTTACTTTAAAGTTGAGAAAAGTGCCAACGTTGATTTCATTGTCGGCGTTGGTGACGTTTGCGGCTTTAAACGTGCTGTCGGTGCCAGCAGGCTTGTAATAAAGAGCGCCGGACGTACCGGACAGAACAGTAGCCATAGTGTTAAGCGGTAGTGGCTTTCTAACCTATTGTAAGTAGGCGTCAAAAGTTACGCTGACCTGAGTTTGGAAATAACTCTCAGGGGCAGACGGCGTAATTGTCAAGGGCCCAGAGGCAGGGTCAAAGGTAACGCTGCTGACAGTGACGCGATCGAAAAGGTCTTTTACACGCTCAGCGATGGTGTAATTCGCCCCTGTCCCAACGCCTGCTTTGGTGAAGATGTTGATTAAAACAATGCCTGTTTGACGGTTAAAACCTGTTGTTGGGGCCTGCAATGTGAAATATGCGTTGTCGTTAAATTGAAGCTGCACCTGAAGCCAGCTATCTGTATTTGGTGGGATGAATGACGAGTTGGCGTAAACAACCGGAATGGCTGGTGAGTTTGCCATCTCAGTGGCAATACGGCCTTCGATAACAGCACGAACGTCGTTGTAAGTGCTGGTCATGTCTCTGCATCAACGCGTGCCGCAAGCGTAGGAATAATCGACTGAACACGCTTCGCCGTTGCTCTTACCCAGCCAGGACCATTGGTTTGCTTGCTGCTGCCCTTGCCAAGACTTGCAGTTTCAAGCTTCTCGGCATACGGCAAATTGTTGTAAACGCTGTAAACGTTGCCGATGCGTTCTTTTTGGTAACCAATTTTTCTTGGCTGGTTAGGGTTTGGCGCGGGGTAAGAACCTTGCCCTGCAGGTTCACCAGGGAATGAAGCATCGTTTTCGCCTACAGCCCAGCTTGCTCTAAACCGGCCAACGTCTACCGGGCTTTTTAACACTAATGACTTGTATGTTTCTGCTACTGCTGCAGTAATCAGCTTTTCGTACTTGCCTTTTACGTGTCGACCAACTTCAGTGATTTTTATCTTTCTTGCCATCGTTATGCCCTCAGGATCAGTTCGTAAGTGATCGCCGTGTTGTCTTGCTCCGTAGTTTCAACGCGAATGATTTGATGCACCACCGTGCTAATCACAACGCGATCTTTTGTTTCTGGTGCTGATGCAAGATCGGTAGCAGCAACCGTTAAACGTTTATCGCCTTGCTGGATAAGCTCATTCACCTCACGAACGCTCACGTCTTCCAGCACGCCTTTGACGTTGGTGTCGCTGGTTGTCTCAGTAATTGCGCCCGTTGTGGCGTTA